ATTGCAATTCAATTATTGATTAGTTTCGGACCGCAAGTATTTGACTTCTTCAAAAGATTGTTAGGCTTTACAAGTGAACTTCAAGACGCTTTTAAGGGTGCTGCTGGTACTGTAAAAGATAGTGCTGGTTCATTTGAAACATACACAAGAACACTTCAGGACTCTACAAAGTCTCAAGAGGAACAAAAAGATGCCATAAAGTCCTTAAACAAAGAGTTTCCTGATTATGTTAAACAGTTAAAAGACGCTAAGTTAACTTTAGGTGATTTATCTAAGGGAACAGAAGAGGCGTTGAAAATAACAGACGCATATAGAGAATCAATAGTAAGACAAGCTGTTGCTAGACAGGCTCAGGTTAAAATTGATGAGGCTGTTGGTAAAATTATTGAACTCAAGATAGAGGAAGAAATGTATCAGTTTGATAACGCTGAGAAGTTTAAGACAAGGAGTTTAAAAGTACAGTCATTAGAAAGACAGCTACTAAGAGAGACAGAACAGTACGGTGAGGACAGTATGGTTGCTAAAAGAACCGCAAGAAGGTTAAAGACAGCAAAAGAATCTCTTGATGAAGATAAGAACTTTAATGCCGAGAAAATAAAAGAGCAAGAGGAATATATAGATAGACTAATTAAGTTTACCGATATAGAGGTTAAAGAGAAAAAAAGAGGTTCTGGAGGAGGTAAAGATGCCAAAGTTAGATTTAGAAACTTAAAGGCAGCTAGAATTGATTACGATAGATTTATTGAAAAGGCAAGGAAGAAAGACTTGCAAGACGAAAACCTAACGGATTACCAGAAGCTAGAGTTAAAAAGACAGTTAGCCTTAGACGAATTAGACATAGCTGAACAAGCGTTTGCTGAGAAGGAAAAGCAAAGAAGAGATGATTTCATAAAAGACTTAGCTGTTCAAAGAGACTCTAAACTCGCACAAGCTGATAGCGCAGCAGAAAAACTAAGAATTACTACTGAATTTGAAAGAGCCAAGCAAGACGCTATTGATAAAACTACAAACTCAGTAAATCAAAGCGCACAATCATTTGCTAATGCAGCCATAAAGATAGGGGATTCTTATGGTAATATGATAGATAGATTTCTTGAGGAGGAAGAGTTGGCAGATTTAGCTGGCTTTGGAAAATCATTAGAAAAAGGGAACGCAGATAGATTAGCAGCTCAAGAGTCGTTTTTGTCCTCATATACAGATTCAGAAATAGATAGGGTTGAAGTGGCTCAACAAATAGAATCCGAAAGGTTTGCTAGGGAAATGACTAACTTAAAGGCTATTAGAGATGAAAGGATTCTTAACGGGCAAAGCACACTTGAAATAGACCAAGAAATATTAAATGCAGAAGCAACAAATTCAGAAGCAAAAGTTGCATTGGCAGAACAAGAGAGAGATGCAAAAATAGCAATAGCAAATCAAGTTGGACAAGCTATTATAGCTGTTGCTGGAGAGGGTTCTACTGTTGGAAAAGCTGCTTCTATTGCTATGGCTATTATGAACACAAAAGAAGCATTTACCGCAGCATTGGGCGCAAAACCATACGGCGCTTGGAATATAGCTCAGGCTGCCGCTGTACTCGCTATGGGAATGAAACAGGTCAGGGACATAATGAAAACAAAAATCCCTGGCAAAGACCCCTCTTCTGGAGGTGCTGGAGGTGGTACTACAATTCAAGCACCAGACTTTAATATTGTTGGCGCATCAGAAACATCTCAATTAGCCCAAACAGTTGCGACATCTGAATCACAGCCAATAAAGGCATTTGTAGTAGGGAAAGATATTTCAACGCAACAAGAACTAGACAGAAATATAACAAACACCGCATCATTCGGTTAATTCAATAGTATGAGAATAATAGAATTGTTTATAGACGAAGAAGGAATAATGTCAGGAATTGACGCTATATCAATAGTGAATCAACCAGCCATAGAAGAAAACTTTGTAGCTTTAAAAGATGAGCTAAAAGTAGAGTTAGCTGATGTTGACAAGGAGAAGCGAATCTTAATGGGTGCTGCTCTTATTCCTAATAAAAATATATACAGAAGAGATAGGGATGACGAGTATTACATCTACTTCTCGGAGGATACTGTGCGTAGGGCATCAGAGTTATTCCTTATGAAGGGAAATCAAAACAAGTCAACACTAGAGCATCAAGCAGAACTTTCTGGTATGTCAGTAGTTGAGTCTTGGATTATAGAAGATGAAACATACGATAAGTCTCGTAAGTATGGACTAAAGATGCCAGTAGGAACTTGGATGGTCTCTATGAAGGTAAACAATGAAGAGGTTTGGAATGACTACGTTAAGACAGGCAAGGTAAAAGGGTTCTCAATAGAAGGATACTTTACAGATAAGGTTGCTATGTCTATGATACAAGAAAATAAAGAGATTGAAGCTGCTGAAGTACTATTAGAGATTGCAGACACTATTGAAGCTGGAAAATTAGAGTTAGAAACCTATTCTGACTATGGAAGTGGTGTTAGAAACAATGCCAAAAGAGGTATTGAACTTAATAAGAAGGTAAATAATAAGTGCGCTACATCTGTTGGCAAAATAAGGGCGCAGCAATTAGCTAGAGGCGAGAAATTGAGTGTGTCAACGATTAAAAGGATGTACTCATACCTTTCAAGGGCAGCAGAATACTACGACCCAAGCGATTCTAAGGCTTGTGGTACAATTTCATACCTATTATGGGGTGGTAAGGCTGGTTTAGCTTGGAGTAGAGGTAAATTAAGAGAATTAGGTGAGTTAGAACTGTCTTGCGATTGCACAGAACTGTCTGAAGAGCTTGAATTGGGTTTATACGACAAAACATACTCTGATTACCCAGAAGCAGCTAAAAAGAACGCTAAACAGGCTCTAGCGTACTACGACAGTAACAAACCTAGATGCGGAACTCCACAGGCTTGGCAATTTGCTCAATTATTAACTGCTGGTAAACCATTATCAAGATGTTTAATATCTGAGATGGCATCATACAATAGATTTGAGAAGAAAAAAGGAGAACCTTACAACAAAGGATGCGGAGGTCTACTTTGGGATGCTTGGGGTGGAGAAGAAGGAATCCGTTGGGCAGAGGGTAAGTTAGATGAAATAAACTCAATTGAATCTAAAATAGATTTAGCAGAATACGATGACAAAGGAAGAATTAAAAGAAGCAAGAAAGCACCAAAATCCGATACTCCAAATACTAATCCAAAACGAGGAAGCAATCGCAATCCAAAGGGTGCTGCTGGGAAGTCAAGGGGAGTTAATGTACCCAACAGAGTGTTAAAGTCTTTGCAGAAGAAAGCAGATGATTTTAACGATAAGTATAAATCTAAAAAGGGATACGGAACTACTGTTGGACAGCTAAAGTCTGTATATCAAAGAGGAGTAGGTGCGTTTCAGACATCTCATAGTCCAGAGGTTAAATCTGCTGAACAATGGGCGCAAGCAAGGGTTAACGCCTATATATACCTTTTAAAGAACGGTAGACCGCAAAACGCTAAATATACAACAGATTATGATTTGTTGCCAAAGAAACACCCAAAATCAAGCAAGAAATGAGTAAGAACGAAACAGTAGGAAGAAGTGTGCCTAGAGGTGGTAAAAGAGGCTGCCTATGCAAATGCGGTAAAAAGTACTCTAAAAAGTGCTGTGATGGCACTCTAAGAGCGCAGGGGATAGGGAATATAACATCCATATCCTGAAAATCTAACAGACAATATATTTATTGTTATTTTATAGAACTTAAAAGTTAATTTACATAAAATGGAGAGTAAAGCTACAAACATTCTAAATGACATTATGCAAAAGCTATCTGCCATTACAGAAGTTGAGTCAACTGAAGTTGAGAACATCGAGGTTCAAAGCGAAGAGGTTGTTGAAACTGAAAAAGTAGAGGAAGTTGCATTATCAGAAGAAATTGAATCAGTAGAGGAAGTTGTTGAAACTGAATTAGCTGAGGAAGATGAGTCTGAAGAAGAGATTGCCGAAGAGGAAGAAGAATCTGAGGAAGTCGAATTAATGGAAGGTTATGTGAAGGAAGAGGATTTCAACTCTAAGATTGCAGAACTTGAAGATATGATAAAATCTATCAAAGAAGATATGATGGTAGAGTACGGTAAAGTAGAAGCTGAGAAAGAAGAACTTTCAGCCAAACTTGAAAAGCTATTTGCTGAACCAGCAGCCGAGCCAATCGCACACACACCATCACAAAAAACAGAACAAAAAGAGGTGATGAAATTCGGTCATAATCGCCCAATGAATACACTTGACCGAGTATTTTCTAAATTAAACTAACAAACAAAAAGATGAGTACTAAAAACATTCAACTAGATGCAGACAATTCATTGAACAGTCTGACTACAACTTACGCTGGGCAATTCGCTGGGAAATACATCTCTGCTGCTTTACTTAGCGGTAAAACTTTAGCTGATGGCGCAATCACAATTAAGCCTAATGTAAAGTTTAAAGAAGTAATTAAAAAAGTTGCTTCTACTGACCTTATTACTGACGCAACTTGCGATTTCACAATCGATGCTGACGTTCTAACGCTTACTGAGAGAATCCTTCAACCAGAAGAGTTCCAAGTAAACCTACAACTGTGTAAAAAAGATTTCCGTTCTGACTGGGAAGCTGTACAAATGGGATATTCT